GCCAGTCCATCTCTGTTCCTCCTCCCTTCCCTGAGTCTGTCGGGGTCTGCCCGAAGGCTGACTGCTGACCCTGTTCCGGTATCCCTTCTGTTCTCCGTACTGGCCTTGCGGTTTTCGTTCTCCCACAGGAATATCCTGTTCCGGCCTCACTTTTCCGGAGCCTAGCGTTATGCTAGGATGCTTGCAAACAGGTAGTTGTTGGTTATGCTACCTGTCGCTAAATCATGTGGAGCCTTAAACGTAGATGTTCCGTTAGTAGGGTAGTATTCCCTACGAACATACATCCACGCAGTCTCCACAGCCGTGGTGTTAAGGGGTTGTTTAACCCTAATCCCACGTACATGATTAGCACGAACGAGAGTTACTGCTCGTTGCAAGTCTTTCGTCATTGCTCTTGAATACACACAAGAGGTTTGGCGTCTATCGGGCTCTTGGCAATCGTGATAGACCAACACAATATCGTCATAGATATGCGTTGGACTATAACGAGCGAAGAGCTCCCTCCGGCTCCGTACAACGTATGGAGGAAAGAGAGACACCAAGTACTGATGCAACTTGAAGAAACGCTCTCGAAGTTCAGTACCCATAACACTATGGTAAAGTATCGATCCAACCTTATTGGTTAGGACAATACAGTCCAAAAGTGTCTTGGGCCTTCGAATCTCGAACGAGTGTATGTAGCGGCGGGCATCGTGATTGTAGAAGGCCCCACATGATTCAGATATTGAACCGTGTAGGAACGTTTTACTCTCATTCACCCGCATACCCAGTAACTCAAGATGGCCGATAAGGAACTCGGCTTTATCCTGTCTAATCACTATATCATCACCATACACGCTAGATGTAATATCCAGCTGTTGTGTATGGAACCAAAGGAGCATGGTCATAACATCGAATGTTAGACCACAACCCATTGGTGAGAACATGTTAAAGTGATGATACTGGGTGCCTCCATCCTGGTAAGATGTGTGAGGTGTGCGTAACTGTTCCAACAGCCTGAGAAGGCCGCCGGTAAAGAAACTGCGCACAACGCACATCCAAACAGAATTAGAGGCATTCTTCAAGTCGATGGTTGCTATTTCGCGAAACTTAATCATCATACGATGAATAGATTCGCGCTTTGTGAGGTCGAGGCCGTGTGCTCTCTTCATGATGTCACGTATATCGGACATTAATGAGAGTTGACATACCATGTTCCAAAAAGGTTCGCAGGTGATCACTCGATCGTCTGCGTTGTTCTTGGGCACAGTAGTCATTCGTGACACGGCGTTCAACGTACACAAAGAAGCAAACATCTTGCCCACGACGTAGAGACCGGGGTTGCCTTTTGATTCCGAGAACCATTTGGCTACCATAAGTCTCCACGGCTGCCCTAAGCGTGATTCACAATGTTCCCTGAAGAGTTTCTTAACGAGACGCTTCAAGTAATAGTTGTGGAAAACGATTCGGGTAGCGTAAGGCAAAGCATCGGGCGACACTTCCCAGTGTCGCAGGTCACTAAGCTTCTGGGCAATATCCGTACCTTCTCCCTTAGAGGAGAGAGCCGACTCACCTGTAGGTGGGACGAATCTGTAGGTAGGTTTAAAGCCGCGGAAAGTTTTGTGACATTCAAACCTCGCCTTCCAGAAGAGCTCACGATTAACATCGGGAAGCTCAGAGATTTTGAAGGACGTGAGTCCTTCCTCGTCGTACGCAATACATTTGCGGATCGACGAGAGTCTCCGATCACTGGAATTGTTAGCGCTAGGTATCTCGTATTTACTCAGTATACGATGGAGAATCACTGATTCATCCACCGCGCTACCCTTTTGGTCCCGAAGATCGGGACCAAAACAAACGCGAGGTATAGTGCTAACACCTTGTACAAAGGAGTCCGTGGCTGACAATACGGCTTTGATGAGTTTGCTCTGTGAGCTTTCTTGCCGAAGTCTGCCCTTTTTGGGGGTTTTAACCATGGAGGAGTTCCTTTAGCCGAGGGTCGAGGTTGCAGGGGGTACGAGACCTTGTGAAAGGTGGTAGTCAGCTACCATAAGACCGTATACACGATCCAGCTCTGTTTTCAGAGCGGTAAGCTGAGCCCCGTCGCCTGCTTGGATGTTCCACGAGCAACTAAACGAGGAGTTAAACACACTTTTGTCGCATGGTTCGCAGCCGGCGAGAGCCTGAGGTTTGGACAGAGAAATACTGCCAGAAACAGAGGTTACGCTAGCGGTACCAATGCGGAAAATAGTGCGTTTATTTTTGATGTTGATTACGTTCAAACCAGCAGAGTTGCTGGTCACATCAGTGAACTCGGTTTTCCCGGGTGTTACGCCGGTGTTAATGTAAGACATTTTAAGTCCTTGTAAAGAGCCGTCGAAACGCAAACCAACTGAGGGCTAGAGCATCAAGCTTTCGCTTCCAGTTGAGTTGAGGATTCCAGGCAAGGCCGATATGATCGGCAGGTTTGAGGGTACGCAGTTCATAAAACTCAAGTTTAACAACAGCTGGGACATTATGTTGGGAAACCAACATGATGTTGCCTTTGAACGATCGTGAGTAAGAGGAAGCCTGTTGCTGGAGACCCGCTGGAGTGGATAAACCACTCAGCAAGTCGCCAACATTTAAGGCCCAATCCACTACGAACGACAAGGGAACTAATTCCCAGGCTGTCGAAAAGACATTGGTTTTAAGGCCGCGCATTATTACGGTTGGGTCAACGGCTCCTTTAATCCATACACGATCCACAACCTGGAAGGGTTGTGCTCGCCAATAATTTGACGAATTAGAATCGTCGATGTCTCGGCGTTCTCCTGACCTGTGCGTAATAAAGATATTACTACGCTCAGATAGAAGACGCAAAGCATCTTGTACGGAATAAACGAGAGGCATTACGCCGTAACGATAACCCATCCATAGTGAGGATACCCTATCGAGTACCTCGGCAGGGGACAGTTTACTGTCCCGTTGAATACGTCTAATCTTCTTCTTCACATCCATATAGGACGTGAGAATGGTTTTGATCCCCGAATAGAGGAAAGAAACCGTTTCTGGCAGTTCAGCTAACTCGGTAAGAACGTCGTATATATCGGAGTTAAACTCTGCGTTAGCAGAAGTTATAAGACCGGTATCCATAGGTAGGTCTCGAATGAGACCCACCATACGGACGACCTCCTGACCGAAGTTAGGGAACTGGTGCAGAAGAGTAGAAGGACTAGACGAGGTTATGAACCCATATATTCCGTCGGAAGAATAAGCATCTTGTTGGTTGGACTGAGGCAATTTCCATGCCCAGTCGTCAACGATGTGATTACCTTCCTGGGAACTACAATAAGGTGTTTTCGGCCAGTTTTCCGGGCCGATGTTAACTTTATTGTATACGTCAAGGGCCAACGGACCAGATGGAACCGGAATAATCCTGTCGGACACTTCCGATTTCCAAATGAGCCGAGGGTTCACGACTATTCTACCTTCTTTCTTAGCTTGCTGAAAGGCCATCCAGGACCCTTTAGGGGCTTTGGGCGGACGATAAGCAAGTTTAAGAGGGGGAAGTAGGTCGGGTTCATTTTCAGACCGCAAGAGAAATGCGAGGGGCTTCCCTATGTTCTCACCATAAGCGTATTCGTGTGCTGTAAGAACAGTATCACGAGCTAGCTGTGTTGAGAAATCGGGGAAAGAATCCACACGCACGACTCGAGCGGGGTCATCGTGGTTAAGCGTGTTATAACGCTCTTCTGCGATGACAACACAGTCAGGTTTAGACGAAATGCCACGATATTGGCACGCCATATTGAAAGCAGGATAGGATCTTGTCCGATCCCTAATTCCAAGTGGTGTGATAAATATCATGGTAGTCCTCCTGATTGTGCGGGCAAAGCGCCCAGGAAGGGACCGAAAGG